TGGCGGGGTATCCGCATCGACCGCCGCGACCTTCTCCACATCCCGTGGTTCACGCTGCCGTGGCGGGTGCAAGGGTTTTCCCCGCTGCAGGCCTATCAGATGACCGCGAATACCGGCCTGGCTGCGCAGCAATACTCGAACGACTGGTTCGCGTCCGGTGGTGTCCCCCCGGGGACGTTCAAGAACATAGCGAAAACCGTCACCAACGACGAAGCGGCGGCGATCAAGCAGACGCTGGTGAACTCGATACGGAAACGGCAACCGTTGGTATACGGGTCGGATTGGGATTTCAACCCGCTCGCGACCCCACCGAACGAGTCGCAGTTCATCGAAACGTTGCGGTTGACAGCGTCGCAGATAGCGTCGATCTACGGGATCCCACCGGAGATGATCGGTGGCACCACCGGCACCAGCCTCGCGTACACGACGGAGGAGCACCGGGCGTTGGATTTCGTGACGTTCGCTCTGCAACCGTGGCTCACGAAAATCGAAGGTGCCCTGTCTGGGTTGTACCCACGTCCGCAGTTCATGAAGTTCTCCACGGACACTCTGATCCGGCAGGACACGTTGACGCGGCACCAGATCTACAAGCTGGACACCGAGATCGGGCTCAGGTCCGCTACCGAGATGCGCGCCGAAGAAGGCTGGGCGCCGTTGAAGACGCCGCTGCCGGCGCAGCTCCCCGGACGCGAACTCACCGAACCCGGCGGGACACCCCCACCCGCAGCACCGACCGGTGGGCAGCAGTCCACTACGCCACCACCGCCGACGAACAGCCCCGTCGACACCGCACCCTCCAACGGTCACCGCAGCCACACCGACGAAGAAGCACGGTACGACACGTCACCCCTCGGGGAAGGCCCCAACTGGGTGCACCAGGTCGGCGGCCTGCCGCTGTACGCCCGCGCTATCGCGCACGCCCTGATCCGCAGCGGCCACACCGAATCCGAAGCGGTGCAAATGGCGATCGGTGTCCTGAAGAACTGGGCGTCCGGTCAAGGACATGTCACGGAAGCGACGCGGGTGAAAGCAGCCGCCGCCGTCGCCGAATGGGAAGCGAAAAAAGCTGCGGCGCACGCCTCATGAGGAGAACTGATGGCTGACAAGATGCCGTACGGCGACGTCGCATACGCCGACCCCGGCTACCAGAAAGACGGGCAGAAGCGGTACCCGATCGACACCGAAGCGCATTGCCGCGCGGCATGGTCATACATCAACCAAGCCGGTAACGCCTCCCAGTACACGTCGGAACAACTCGCGTCGATCAAGAAGCGGATCATGGCTGCGGGGAAGAAATTCGGGATCACGTTCGAAGGGGAACCACCGCCGTCCGCAGGTGGGCGGTCCCGTACGGCGGACGTGGAACGTCGGTTCACAGCGGTTGCGGTGGAGGCCCGCTCCATGCCAGATGGGCAGCCGCCGCGGATCGGTGGGTACGCCGCGAAGTTCAACATTTACTCCCGGAACCTCGGAGGGTTCGTGGAGCAAGTCGGTGGTGGGTTCTTCAACAAGTCCCGCGGCGACGGATGGCCGGATGTGGTGTGCCGGTTCAACCACGACGACAACCAGCTCTTGGGCACCACCGCTGGCCGCACCCTCACCCTCGCCCTCGACAACGTGGGCCTGTCGTATGAGGTGGAACCCCCGCCGTCGTCGCGGCATGTCGTGGAGTTGGTGGAACGCCGTGACGTGCAGAAGTCGTCGTTTGCGTTCGTCACCCAAGACGACGACTGGACCACCACCGACGACGGCGGCCCGCTCCGCACCCTCGTTACCGGCGCGCTGGTGGACGTCGCACCCGTCGTCACCCCGGCCTACATCGACACCAGCGCCGGGCTTCGGTCCTTGGCGCGGCGGTTTGACGCTGACCTCGAGGAAGTCCGGTCCCTCGCCTCCGCCGGTGAACTTCGCCGCTTTTTCGTCCGCTCCGACGAAGGCGCGCGCCTCACCCAGAAACGGGAAATCTTCGGGCCGGCAGCTGTCGCTGACCTGATGGGCCGCCGTACTGATCCTTACGTTTAACACTTCCGGCTGTCGCTGGCAGGGACCAACCCACCAGCCCTAGCCGTCGCACGGGCCGCCGTGCACCCCCTTGAAGGCAGGGACCAACCCACCTTCGCCAACCCCATCCCTACAGCCCGAAAGGGGGGCTTCGGCATGTCCGGAGTCGTCACAAAGCTGCGGGACCGGCGGCTCAACGTCTGGGAGCAGGCGAAGGCGATCGCCGACCGCGCGGCAGAAGAGAACCGCAAATTCACTGTTGAGGAAGACACCGCATGGACGGAACTCAACAGTGAACTCGAAGCCCTCGACCGTCGCATCAAGGCGACACTCGAGGGTGAGCAGCGAGAAGCTGACGCGGCGGCAACGTTCGACAAACTCGCTAGCGGACCCGTGGAGAAGGCGGACGCCCCCGGCGCTGGCGGACCCGTCAGTGAGCGGCAGCGGAAGCAGTCCGCGGAGATCCGGAAGTATTTCCGCGGTGAAGGCGGACGCGCTATCGACATCCAGCCGGTAGCCCCGGTGGAAACCCGTGTTCTATCGAAGCTGACCGCGGCAGCTGGCGGAAACGTCGTCCCGACGGACTTCTACAACCGTCTCGTCGCGCACCTGATCGAGGTTTCCGCGATCCTGCAGACCTCCCCGACGGTGTTGAACACCACCGGCGGTGAGTCGATCCAGATCCCGAAGACAACCGCTCACTCCACCGGCGCGGCGATCGTGACGGAAGGTAACACGATCGGTGGCACTGACCCGACGTTCGGTCAGCTCACCCTAGGCGCGTTCAAATACGGCCTCCTCATCCAGGTCTCCCGAGAACTCTTGTCGGATGAGGGTGTCGACGTGGAGGCGTATCTGGCGATGCAAGCCGGCCGGGCGATCGGGAACGCGTTCGGCGCGCACATGATCACCGGCACCGGCACCACCCAACCCCGCGGGGTTGTCACAGACGCCACCCTGGGTGTCACCGGCGGCACGGGTGTCGTTGGGGCGTTCACCGCTGACAACCTGATCGACCTGCACTACTCCGTCATCGCTCCCTATCGGGCGTCGCAGTCCTGCTACTGGGTTATGAAGGACTCGTCGCTGGCGACGGCCCGGAAGATCAAGGACACCACCAACCAGTACATTTGGCAGCCGTCGCTGCAGACTGGTGCCCCGGACACGATCCTCGGGAAGCCGGTCCTGACGGACCCGAACGTTGCCGCCGTCGCGCTCTCCGCGAAGTCTGTGCTGTTCGGTGACTTCTCGCAGTACTTCGTGCGGCTCGCTGGCGGGGTCAGGTTCGAACGGTCCGACGACTTCGCGTTCTCCACGGACCTGGTGACGTTCCGGTGCCTGCTCCGCGGTGACGCCGCGTTGGTGGACCTCACCGGAGCCGTGAAGTACTTCGCGGGCGGCGCGACCTGACCGACATGGACCACCCACCCCGACCGGGGTGGGGTGGTCCATGTTCTACCCATATCGAAGAAGGGCTACGCAGTGAAGGTCACCATGAAAGTCGACGTCACCGGCACCCGAAACGGGGATCCCTGGCCCGCCCGCGGGGAAACCCTCGACGTCTCCGACGACGAAGCCCGGGAACTGATCCACGCTGGCATCGCCGACCCCGTCGTCGACAAGAAGACGGAGAAGGCGACCGCACCGAAAGCTGAGCAGCGGTAAGTGTCTCGTTACCCCAGCGGGAAAACGATCAGCATCCCGATCGTCTTTACTGACGGCACCGGCGCGTTCGCCGATGCTACGTCGATCTCACTGGCGGTACGCAAACCAGACGGGACACCCACCGCTGGTTCCCCCTACACAAGCCCCGTGCATGACAGCCTCGGGCACTACCATCAGCTCCTGCCGGCTGCGGACACGGCGCCGCTCGGGCATTACCCGTATGTGGTGTCAGGCAGTGTCGGTGGTGTGCCCACCGTCTCCGACGGCGATAACTTCGAAGTTTTCGACCCCTTCGAGGTCAACGTTCTGCCGCTGCAAGACGCGAAAGACACACTGAACATACCGCAGACCGTCACCGTCAACGACGCGGAGATACGACGGAAAGTAGCCACCATCGTGGCGAACATGGAACGCACCACCGGCGGCCCGATCCTGAACCGCACCATCACCGACCGCATCGACATCTCCGACTCCCCGTGGGAAATACCGGTCCTAAAACGTCCCCTCGTGTCCGTCACGTCCGTGACCGACGTCGGCACTGGTCTCGCGTTGGACCTGACCGACATCGAATTGGACACGAACGCTGGGATCATCCGCCGGAAACTTGGGGTGCCGTTCGTGACCGGGTCCGGTGTCCTCACAGTCATATACGTCGCTGGGTGGGGCACCGCCGTGCCGCCAGGTATCAACGAAGCCGCCGCCACGATCCTGCAATTCATGTGGGAAACGCAACGCGGCGGCGCGTCCAATGTGACGTCGTTCGGGGGGCAGGAGACGGTCACCTTACCGGGGTGGGGGTTCCCGATCCCGGAACGCGCAGCCTGGGATCTGCTGCCTTACGCACGTCTCGGCGCGGTCGCGTGAGCACCGTCATCTTCGACGCATACAACGCGTGGCTCGCCCTGATCACAACGGCGCTACCCACGTTAGCGGCGAACGGCGCGATCTACGACGGCCCGCAAGCCGGGTACGTCACCAACACGGATTTTGTGGTGGTCGGCGCTGACGACCTCGCCACCACCGGGCCAGTAGTCGCGGTTGACTCCGGTCAGCAGCAGTGGGTCGCGCTCATGAACGCCACCAACCGGCCGCGGGACGAGGAGTTCCCGATTTTCGCTGTGTTGGGGGCGTGGATCGGGAACGACGACTTCGCTGCCTGCCGCGCCCGAGCGAAAACGAACCTCAACGCGATCTTCGCGGCGCTTGCACCCGACTTGACGTTAGGTGGGGCGTTGACACCCCCGGCCTGGTCGGGGATGACCGTGACCGGCATGTCGATCGCGCCCAGCCCGGACGGCCCGGCGTTGCATGTGCCGTTCACCCTCACATGCAGGGCCAGGGTCTAACTAGGGCACGGGCTTGGCACCAGCACCCCGTTGACGTTAGCGACACATCCCCCAGTGCTCATGCTCGGCGGAGGTTTCGGATGCCCATGACGGCATCCGGCGAGTAGCAGCAAGACGACCGTTAAACCGGCAGCCGCCCGTGTTCTAACCATCCCGCAAGTGTGAACCCGACATTTAGACCGTGCAAGAGCCGAAAGGGAAACGATGGCGAGTCTCACCAACGTAACCGCCGAGACGCTCGACGTTGACCTCGGCAAGCATGACTTCAAACGCACCGTTGAACCAGGCGAGACCCTCGACATCTCCGACTACATCCTCACCGACTATGCGTGGCCGTCGGTGACGTGGAGGATCGACGGCACTGACGTGGTGACGCTGCAAGGCGACGTCTACCAGACGCCGCCCGAAATTGTCGCCGAGGAAGGCCCCGAGTTGAGGGTTCCCTCGTCGCCGGGGACGGTCATCCCAGCGCTGGTGGACGTGCCGCTACCCGACACGAACGAAAGCGAGTAACCGATGGTCAACTACGCCGGTGGTTTGTCAGCGCAACTCATGATCGCCGCCGAATCCACCGTCGGCACCGCCGTCACTGTCACCACCGGCTACGAGATGCTGGGCGGGGAGACGTTGGCGTTCGACCCGACGTTCCTGGACGGGCAGGGCCTGAAAGCCGGCACCGGCTACAAACGCGCGTCGCGGACCGTGGTGTCCAGGGTGCAGGCCATCGGTGACATCCCGATGGAGTTCGGGGACCGCGGCCACTTCGGGTTGTGGTTGAAACACGCCATCGGGTCGACGATCACCACCCCCACGAACATTGCGACCACCGCCTACAAACAGATCCACACCCCCGGCTCCAAGACAGGTCTTTCCTTGACGATTCAGGAAGGGCAGACCGAAGCATCCGACCAGGTTGTGAAACCGTTCACATACAACGGCTGCAAAATCCCGTCGTGGGAGTTCTCCTGCAACGACAACCAGATCGCGCAGATCAAGTTCACGGTCGACGCCTGGAACGAAACCAACGCCACCGCCCTCGCCGCCGCGTCATACACGTCCGGGGTGATCCCGTTCTCGTTCGCGGACGCGACCACCTTCACCGTCGGCGGCACAGCGTCCACAGCTGCAGGCGAAACCACAATCGGTGGCTCCCCAACGACGGTGACCACGGTCTGCAACGGGGTGACAATCGCGTGCGCGACACCGATGAAAACCGACCGGTACGGGTTAGGGAACGCCGGCGTAAAACGGGAACAGTTCGAGAACGACATCCCCACCATCACCGGGACGCTGACGTCGGAGTTCACGAACCTCACCGACTTCTACAACACGTTTAAAGCGAACACCACCACCCCGCTGCAGTTGGCGTTCTCCCACGGCGACGCCGGCTCGAGCAACCCATTCCTGCTGTCGTTCATCTTCCCCGCGGTCCGGTTCAAAACCGCTCAGGTGAACGTCCCCGGCCCGGACCTGTTGACGCAGGCGGTCACGTTCGAGGCGTACGACGACGGGTCCGGCACTAACCCCGTGTTCCAGGTCAAACTGGTGTCCGTCGACACCACCCTGTAGATGGCGGGGTCGTACGACGCGCGTCTGTCGCCGCAGTCGCTGCGGGAGTTATGGAAAGACGCGGTTGCGGCGCCGGGTGTGACGCAGCGGGAGTTACGCCGCGGTGTCAAAGCTGGTGGCAATGATGTCCGTGACGCGGTCCGGGCTGGGGCTGCGGAGTTCTCCACCAAGATCCCCGCGAAAGTGAAGACGAGGGTGTCGTTCAGCCGGAACGCGTCCGTGTTGATCGTGGTGGATGACCCGTCCGGTGAGGCGGGGGCGTTGAACAACCGGGATCGGTCCGGGACATTCCGGCACCCCGTGTACGGGCACAGGAACATCTGGGTGAGCCAGGCGGCGCACCCGTTCTTCCTCCGGAAAGCGCGGCCCGCTGCGGAAGGCGCGGTCACGAAAATCCTCGCCGCGATGGACGCCATCGCCCGGCAACTCGGATTTCACTGAAAGGGGCACTGTGAGAACAGCCGACGGCGGTCAAGCGTTCATCCGCGTCACCTGCGGCCCAGACACCTGGGACTTTGACACCGACGAACTCACGTTCGCGCAGATGGCATCCATCGAAACCGAATACGGGCACTCCGGTGAAGAATGGCTCCGGGACATTCAACGCGGCCTGTCCAGCGCGTTGAAAATCTTGGTGTGGTACGTACAGGGCCGGAAAATCCCACCGTCGCAACTCGACGACATGAAGTTCGGCGACTTCGACATTGAGATTTTGACTCGGTCGGTGAAGAAGACCCCAAAAGCGGCTGGCAAGAAACCCGAGATCGTGCGGTCTGCCTCCTAGCTGACACCTACCAGTGGACACCCGCCCAGGTTGATGCCCTGACGTTACGGGACTACAGCCTGTTGGTGGCTCATTTGAACCGGCGGACGGAGGCGCTTGACGATGGCGGACAAGCGCCTCACATACGTGCTGACGGCACGCGACGACGCATCGCTGGTGTTCAAGAAGGTCGCCGCTGAAGGCGAAGCGTCAAGCAAGAAGATCAGCAAGTCATCGCAGGACGCCAGTAAAAACCTGAAACTGCTATCCACCGCGATAGCTGCGATCGGCCCGGCTGCAGTCCCCATCGCCGCTGCCGCCGTCCCCGCCCTCCTCGGATTGGGCGGTGCTGCCGGTGCGGCGTTGCTGTCATTCAAGGGCCTATCTGATCAATGGAAGCAAGGCACGCTGCAGGCGCAGCCTTTGGGGCAGCAGATATCCGCGTTACAGAACAACCTTCACGGCATGGAAGCCGTATCCGCGACCGCGATCGGCCCTGGCCTGACCGACGGGCTCAAGAAAATCAACGCCTTGACCCCGATGATCTCCCAGGATATGGAGAAACTATCCGGGCAGCTTGGGGAAATCGCGGGGCACACCGGCGCCGCCCTCGCGGACCTGTTTGTGCGCCTGAACCCGTTGTTCGTCAGCTTGGGCGATCAGCTGGTGAAGGGGTCCATATCGTTCGAGCATTGGGCGGGTTCATCAAGCCAGGTCACGAAATTCGTTACCTACGCGCAGCAGCAGCTACCTACTGTTGAACATCTTATCGGGAACCTTGTCACCACCATCCAGCACCTTATCGTTGGGATCGCGCCTCTCGGCGGCGGCTCCCTGACTACGTTGAAGCTGTTCTCTCAGACCATCAATCTCATCCCTGTCGGTGTGTTGCAGGTGTTGGCGCCGGCGATCGCCGGGCTGAAGGTGGCGCAGACCGCGTCCGCCGCGGTCAACAACCTGACCGGGTCGTTCAAGAAACTGAAGGACATGGACATCGTGTCCAAACTCGGGTCTGCCCTGTCGGATATTCCGTTCGGGCCGGTGGGGATAGCGATCGGCGGTGTCGCGCTCGCTGCTGGCGCTGCTGCGGTCGCGTTGCACCTGTTCGGGCATCACGCCCACGAAACCGTGAAACCCGTTCAAGAGTTGACTGATGCGATCCAGCAGGATTCGGGTGCGTTCCGGGAAAACACCCGGCAGCAGATTGTGAACACCCTGCAGCAGAAAGGCCTATACGACGCTGGGCTGAAACTGGGGATCGGGCAACGCACGTTGACGGATGCGATCCTCGGGAACGCTCACGCAGCGCAGATTGTCGCCGACGCGATCGACAGCGCCCATGGCAAAACGGGTGCCCTGCAGAAGGCATCCGCTACCCTCGCGGGCGCTCTGCCGTACCTGCAGGATCAACTGTTCGCATCGAAGCACGCAGCGGACAATGAGGCTGCGGCGATGGGGAACCTGTCCGGGCGTACCGCGACCGCTGCCTACGCCACATCCCAGCTCAGGAATGCGATCGCCGGCCTGCAAAACAAAACCGTCACCGTCCAGGAGTACATCAACACTATTAACTCTGTCACGAACGTGCAGACGATGGCCGGTTCCCACGACTCGCATCGTGCCTTAGGTGGGCCTGTGTCGGCTGGTGTGCCGTACATCGTCGGGGAACACGGTCCCGAGTTGATGGTCCCGGGTACGTCGGGGACGGTCATCCCGAACAACCGGATGGGCGGCGGCGGGTTCACCGTCAACGTGTATGTGGCTGGGTCGGTCACGTCGGAGAAACGCCTCACTGCCGCCGTCACGCAGGCGATCCGGCAAGACCTCCGGGCCCGCGGTAAATCCGGTACGGCGTTGATGCTGTGATCTTCGACGGGGTCACCGCCCCCGACGTGTTCGTTGAACTCGCGATCGGCATCTCCACATCCGTTGACCCCGGCACCACAGGATTCACCCTCGACCACGACCACCTCGACACCGGCACCCTCGGGTCGCTGCCGTGGGTTGATGTGTCTCTGGATTGTGACCGAGTGTCGTTCAACCGTGGTCAGGCCGGGGAAATCGAAGACCCGCAGATCGGGCAAGCGCAAATCGTCCTCGACAACTATTCAGGGAACTACGACCCCAGCAACAACGGCCGCCTATACACGTTGCTTGAGGTCGGCGTTGCGGTGTGGATCAAAGCGGTGTGGGCGGGTGTCACCTACCAACTGTTCCGCGGCTACGTCGACAACATTCAGGTCGACGCCGGTTACCCACCGTCTGTGACCCTGTCGTGCACGGACGGGTTGGAGGTGTTGGGGCGGGCGATGTCGCACCCGTCGTACCCGGACGGGGACCAATCCGGGGTTAGGGTCGGGAAAATCCTTGATACCGCGATGTGGCCTTCCGGGTTGCGGTCGATAGATACGGGCTACTCCCAATGCCAAGCCCTCTCAAGCGCGTTGCCGGCGCAGTCGGCGTTGTCGATGCTCACGGACACCGTCGCCACCGACCTGGGAATGCTCGCGGTCGACGGGTCCGGGAACGTCTGCTTCTACGACCGGCTCCACGTGTACACCGCCACGAGGTCGTTGAATGTGCAAGCGACGATCTCCGACGCCGGCACCGACATCGACATGCTCACGTTGACAATGTCGCGGGACCGTGCCCTGGTGTTCAACGAAGCCCGGCTGACCCGGAACGGTGGCACCGAACAGGTGTACGACGACTCGGCGTCGCAGACGAAGTACGGGATACGGACGTGGTCGGGGCGTGCCGGGACGATGCTGCGTACCGACGTGGAAGCGTTGACGTTGGGTTCGTGGATCGTGGGCCGGTTCCGGGCACCGGTGAACCGTGTCACGCAGGTGCATATTGACGGTGCATCGCAAGGTATGTGGGCGAGCCTTCTGGGATTGACGTACCTGGACAGGATCCGGGTGATCCGTCATTACGGGGCACCGAACACGATCACCATGGACATTCAAGTGGTGATCATCGGCATGTCGATGGACATCTCTCAGGATTCGTGGTTGGTGGATTACAACACCCGGAACATTGATGGATTCCAGCCGTTCATTCTTGACACCTCGAAACTGAACACAGGCACGTTGGCATAGGGAGCGCGAGTGTCCGGTTATAAGTCGTGGTCGTCGGGTGACATTCTCACCGCATCGGACGTCAACACGTACCTGATGGCTGGTGGGTTGATGGCCGCCACCACCGGCCCTAGCTCCCAAACCGACTACTCCGCGCTAGCGACCGTCGTCACCCAAGACGTCGCGCTTGTGAACGGCCGGAACTATCTCGTCACCGGAACCATTGTGGGGACGCAGATCACTAACGTCGGCACCCCGACCGTGAAAATCCTGATCGCCGGTACCGAGGTGTGCCGGCCGATGACCGGTGGATCTCTCAACACATCGCAAACCGGGTCCGGGTCAGCTTCCTGGGTGTACACCGCGGTCGCGACATCAACGATCACGTTCCTGTTGAACTGTCAAGACACCGCGTCCGCGTTCCGTGTCGCCGCGAACGCCGCCCAAATCGCCGTCATACAAATAGGCTAAACAACAACACACTGCCAAGCCGCCGGGGGGCGTCGTGGTGAAACTCCCCGACTGGTTGACGTGGCTGATCATCCTCCTCGTCACCGGTATGGCGGTCACCAACTTTGTTGCGGGCCTGTTCGTGAAGGGCTACCAACCGAACGTTGAGATCAACGGGCTGTTCATCGGTATCGTCACCGCTTTGATCCTGAATCGCCGGAACGGCAACGGCAACGGCAACGGCAATGGTCACTAGTGACATGGACATGGACACTGTGGCGTATGTGCTGAACTCGCTGATATGGATGGGTGTCGGGTACCTCGCCGCCGTGCTGGAACGCCGTATCCGGTTGATGCGCCGCAAAGTTGACCGGATAGACCGGAGACTCCGGAAGCGCGACAAGGACAGGGATGACCCGACCTAAACACGCGTCGCGTTGGCCGACGACCGGTGCAGTGATCCTATGCCTCGTGCTAGCGATCGG